TAAAATGTCGAGAGCTCCACGCTTCGCGAAGTCTAATCGCTTTCTCTTCTGTCTCGGTTTGCGCTGGCGAGTCTCTTTTCGCTATCGGTAAGAGTCGCCGAAATTGTAGATTTCCGAGAACGTTTCCGCCTTCATTCCATATATCCGGCCAGTTCTCTTTTAAGTCTTCGGCTTCTCGATATGGAAATCTTTCGTAGTTCGAGTTTCTTAAAGAGATTTGTTTATCGTCGCCATCTTCTGGAAAGTTCGTCGGATCGGTATCGCCGACAGAACCTTTTACAGCTCTCATAATAAAGATTTCTTGTCGTCTTTCTAGTTCTGTTAGACTCTTTTCTTCGTCGTTGGAAAGGGGATGTCCAGCTGGTAATAAATCAGTATCATGACGGCCAGAACGAAAGCGGCCATTTCTCAAAGCATAGAGAAACGAGTTTACGCGTCCCATAGCCCACTGTTCAGCCGAAGAGACGTTCGGCCGTACGCTAGAAGGGTTCGTCTTAAAAGCGCCGATTCCGCGCCAGTAAACTACGGCGAGCCGAAACTTCGTCGTCGATTTATCTTTCTCATAGTCGACGGCTTCGTTATGTTCTTTGGCCTTTCTGTCTATGGCCTTCTTCGCGCTTTCCGATAACTCTTCGAACGCTTCTTTCATATTTCCGACTTTCGCGAGCTCGTCTTCTTTCGCTCTCTCTATCTTACTGTCTGTTTTTTTTTTGGCTTCTTTCGACATAAGAGAGACGAGAGCTTCTTCGAGTATCGCTTCGGACTCTATGGCCGCTTCTTCGGCCTTTACGAATGGCGAGTCTTTAAGACCTTCGTAAGCGTACGCGTCTTCGGCGGACATACCGTTATCCATATGTAGAGAAATACGGTCTAGTTTCTCGGTTCTGATACTTTGAAGAGCGTCTATTCCAGAGAAATCGAGTTCGACTCGAAGAGAAGAGTCGAACATTCGAGCGACTCTCGTTAACGCTTGTTCTAGTTTTCTGGCTCTTTGCTGTTGATTAGTCCAATAAACTATATCGCTTTGTCTGGCCGTCGCGTAGTTCGCGTCCGGTAAGCCGAGAACCGAAGACGGAACGCCAGTAACCGCCGAAATGTTTTCTCGTACCATACGACGAAGCGACTCGAACTCTATATCTCTCGGCGTTAAGTTAAGAGTCTCTACTTTAATCTGGCCAGAGAGCGCCATCGCGCCGCCTTGCTCTGTCATACCTTTATAAGCGCTCGTAATCTCTTGTCGTCGTCTTTTATCCCATATGTCGGCCGGATCGGCTGGCGATAGAAGGACGTCCGGCCGGCCTTGACGAGAGACGTTCGAAGCGAGTCTCTGAGCGTGCAAATCGGCCGAGAGTTCTTCGTTTAACGCTTCGACTAGTCCGATTCCGTAAAGTTCGCCAGAAGCGCCGGTATCCCATGACGCCGAACGGATATGTATTACTCTTTCTGGCGGATATTCTACTGTCTCGCCGCCGTCTTGATACTGATAACCAGAAACGAGCTTCGTTTTACTCGGTATTATCTTAACGCTTTGAGGGTGCAATCGAAAGAGACTCGTCGGCCGAGAAAGAGCGCCGACTATGAGTATATAAGCGTTTCCAGTCATTAGTAAATCTACTATAAACTGTTCTCGAAATAGATAGCCGTCAGTAATCGAGTTCGGTTGTTTAAAGAGTTCGATAACCGGACTCGACTCGACTTCTATCGCCGAAGCGCCTTCGCCTTTCAAGAGCTTTATAGGTAAAGACGATATATCGACAGAAGACTTCGAAACGCAAGCGTGAGTATACGCGTGTCTAGCATAGACGGCCATAGACTCGCGTAAATTGAAGTTCGGCGAAACGCCGTTCGCGCTATCCCATGACGCGCCATGTTCTGGAACTTTCGGATTTTTCACTGTACGGCCGAAGGCTCTTCGAAGCCACGAGAAGCCGATTACGTCGAATATAGTTCTCTTCTGTATTTCGTTAGACATGCTTTCTCCGGTGAATAGAGTATATCCGAAGAGTAACATATCGAAACGACTTTCGATTTCCCCTTAAAGAAAAGAGAGCCGAGTATCGTACGACGCTCGACTCTCTGAACTGGCTATATTAAAAAAGTTTTAATTGTCTTCTATGTTCAGCTAATCTATTTAACGCCGCTTCGTAATAATCTTTATTTATCTCATATCCATCTAATGAATAGTTCATATTATGACAAGCGAGAGCAATAGAGCCGCTCCCTATATGAGTATCGAGTATTCTATCGCCTTCTTTCGCGTAGTTTTCTAATAGCCATTCGTATAGAGCTACTGGCTTCTGACATCTATGTATTCTATCTTTCTGTCTAGACGATAATCGAATAACTTTCGACATTTCATTAAATGAAGCCCACGCCAGCTCGCTCTGGCTAAAACTTAAACCACGATTTAAGTTATCCCATACGATAAAACACCGCGACGGCGGTAACATATCCATAAAATAATTCATACCGAAGATAATTTGATTTTTTGATACTCGACGAACTTCGTTAAAGTATTCTATCGACGGCTTCTTATCCCATAAAATCATTTTATCATGATATAGTTTACGAGTTCCGCTAATATGGGTATAAGCTCCGGATTCAGCGAGACCGTACGGCGGATCACAGATAGCCAAATCGTAAAAGTCCGTTTCTGTTCTTTTCATGGCCTTTAAACAGTCTTCATTATAGATACAAATCATTTTTTCTCCTATCTAGCTAGAAGAGCCGAGTATCTTTCGACGCTCGACTCTCTGTCTCTCTCTCTGGCTATTAAATAATATATACAAGTCCTTTCGGCTCGTTATCTAGTATTTCTATCGCCAGCCGTACAAGGTGTTTACAGTTACGGCGACGATATACGTTATCCGGACATTCGCAAATTCCGCGTCCGCTTTTATGTATTCGAGTCATGTAGATTTTTCCGCCGTCTTGACTCGACTCGACTCGCGACCAGACAGAGAAGTATTTTCGGCCATCGTCGAAAGCGTGAAAACTTAAAAGAGAGACGGACTCGACTTTCTCGATTTGCTCTTTCGTTTTCTTTAATGCTTTAATATGGTTTCTCTCGGCGTCAAATATGGCGAGTTTCCAGTTCATAAGGATATTAGCGGCCGCGTCTTTAATCTCTGGCGTAGCTAGGTTCTGTAAATCGGCTTCGTTTACTGGTGTCTTGTTGTTCATAGTATTCCCCTTAAAGCCATACGTAATAGATAAAGCCGACATAAACGATGACGCCTTCTTTAATGTCTTCTTTTATACATTCGTTAGCTGGTAAGTCAGCTTCGTAATAAAACGTCGCCAGAGAGTCGAGAGAGTCATAGACCATAATAGAGCCGCTTTCTAGACCAGCTTTAATAGTTTCGATAGACTCGCCGAACTTACGAGATAGTTTTTCTAGATTTGATACTTCGAGTAGTTTTTCTAGTGTCATGGTTAGCATTCCTTAAAGTAAAGGCCGACGCCATTTCGACGCCGGCGGTTTGATGATTTGAGATTAGTTATTTTTTGGGTATAGAAAGTTTTTATATCTGTAAAACAGAACACGAGATAGACAGAGCTTCGTTATAAAGTATCTCGACGAGTCTTCTTCTTCGTTCTTTCCAATGATTCCGCAAGAATAAGGAAAAGAACCTTGTAAACATTTTTCGCCGACTTCTTTCCAGAGTTCAGAAGCGATAGATACGCCTTCTTCTGTAAATGGAAAAAGTTCTTTTCCAGCTGGTGTAATGATTTCTAAATATAGATAGTAGCTTTCGCCATTTCTTAAAGTCTGTTTAAAGTTTTCTAGTGTCATGGTTAGCTCTCGGCTAGATGGTTAACAAGCGACGGCCAGAAGTGAACCGTACAATAGTATTATATAGTTTTCTTAACGGTATGTAAACTTTTATTTACACTTTATGCAAAGAAAAAAGCCGAGTATCCGAAGACGCTCGACTTTATCGACATTATACGAAGGGATTAATATGGAAAGTCGCCAGAAGAGTCCGGATCGAAACCCATATCGCGAAGACCGTTAAATCTTTCTAGACTTTCGAAGGCTTCTAAAGGTTCGAAGTCTTTCTCGTCTTCTTCGACTTGTAACCAGTATCGACGTTCAGCTTCAATAGATTCCGCCGTCTCGGCTTCTTTCATGGCCGAGTAATACGCTTCGTCGTCGTCGCCGCCTTCTTCGCCGGCCATGTTAAGAAATAAACTCTCGTCTACTAATGGCCGAAGCGCTACCGTTACTTCGCTAGAACATACCGGACAAGTCTTTTCCGGTTTTACGCTGACATAGTCACAATTTTGACTAGTGCATTTAAATATAAAATCACTCATGGAATTTTTTCTCTCTGGTGAATGGTTAACAATATACCGAAGCCGGATATCGACTCGGCCATTATCAGTATAACGAGTTCGAAATCTTTCATCTATCAAAATGTCGATTTATGTTTACTGTCTGTAAAGTTCTGTCGCTTAAAATAGTCGAAGCTGGTTCGATTTCTGTTTTACTTCTTCGACGTCGACTCGTATTAGCCTGTCTGGATATAAATCTAGAAAATGTTCTCGGACTTCGGCCAGAGTCAAGACAGAAGAGTATAGAGTTCCGTTCGGCGTCAATAGCCAGCCGCCGAGCCAGTCGCTATATAGCCAACAAGTAAAGCGCTTCATTTAAGAGTCTCGTAAGATTTCTTCGGCCGCGTTCTCGTATAGAATACATTCGTCGACGTCGACCAGCTTCGAAAGCGCTCGAAGTAAGAATACGAAATACGCCGTCTTCGGTAGAGCCTTACCGCGTATCCAGTTCCGAACGTCTTTCGCCGATACGCCGCTTTTATCCGCTAGAATACGAGTCGAAATTCCGTTTCTGTTCATTAGAGTTTTAAGCCAGCGGCCGAAGTTATTCGAAGTCTGTAAAGTAATCATTTGAGAGAGTCCGTTCTACTGGTGTAATAGATAGCGCTTTAAGTGGGCGATTTGATAACGAAGCGCGTCTAGGGCGTGGTCATTAGCTTTAATCGGCGCGTCGCCTTTCTGGCTCTTCGACCAGCGATAGAGCCGAAGTTCTTTAAGTAATGCTCTACAATTATCATGAATTACAAGGTGCGGACGGCCGTCAGCGTCAAGAGCGAGCCTTTCTTTTACCCAATTTATCGTTTCTACTACGCCGATATGTTTTGGAGCTGGTATCGTTTCGATTTGTAGTTCTCTGGCCAGCGTTAAACGACCGTCTCTCGATTCCGGATCGGCGACAGTCCATCTATAACGCTCTTCTCTCTGTCTCTCTATCTGTAAAAGTCTTCGGCCGTTCTCTAATGTCGTTTTCTCTGTCTGGTAATACTCGCCGATAACGTGTAAAACGTCGTCTCTTTCATCGTGAGCAAAGAATAGACACGCGAACGGATTTCGAACGCCGAAGTCTATCGCTCTATCTCGTGGCCATTCTTTCGGCGGCGTAAAGGCTTCGACTACATGTATTTCTCTATTGAACTCTGAATATACTAGTCCGCTCTGGTTCGTAAACTCGCCGAAGAGTCTCGAACGCTGGCTCGCTTCTGACATATGAGCGATAGCCTTTCGAAGTTTTACACTAGATACGAATGGATTATCGAGTCCGGAAATCGCGTATCTGTTATAGCCAGCCGGCGGCGAGTCTATAAATACGTCATGAACCCACGTTATCCCCTTTAACGGCGTCATAGAGAGAATACACCGGCCGCGAAAGTCAATACAGCGTAACATACATTCGTCGAATATATCTTTCGGATGTTCTTCGTCTAGTACGACAAGAGAAACCGCGCCGCCTTGATATTTTTCGCGGCCGGCTTCTGAACTTAAAGAGAGTATCTTTCCGCCGTTCGGTAATATGGCGCTCGCTCTGTCTTGCGCTTTCCAGCGTACGAACTTCGTTCCGACTGGCGTATACTTTTCTATTTTCGGCCGAAGATATGTTAAAGCGTCGCCGTACGACAGAGCGGATATCCAGACTTCGGACGGCTCTTTCGGTATTAGTTCTATCGGAATTTCGTTCAGTTCACACCACTGTTTAACGTACCATTCATTCGAGCCAGAAGCGAAAGCGACGGCCAGAGCCGAAGCGGACTCGGTTTTTCCGCTTCTATTACCGCCAGACAAGAGAAACGCTTCGCTCGTTTTCAGCGCTCGAACGATGGCGTCTCGCTGGCTCGTTCTCTGTTCTGTTATATCGCAATACTCGCAACGATAAACGCCGCTTTCGAGTCTCGTCATTTGTCGACCACAGCCGCGAGCGCGTTTCGATTTGCTAGAAAGTCCGTCCCATCTATGACAGAACGGCGACCAGAGACGAGCGACGGCGAGCGGATAGTTCTTCGCTATGTCTTCGAGTCGTTCGCTTACTTGCAAATAACGAATAAGAGCGCTTTTCGTCGACATGCTTTACTCTTCGTCTAGGTCTATAATTGGTAACGAGACGGCTTCGAGAGTCTTCGACGCTTCGCCAGCTTCTAATAAAAGCTGTTTAACGCTCAGCTGTTCATGAGAAATAGAGATTTGTATCGGCGCTTCTTCTCGGCCATTCCAGCCGGCGCGCTTTTCGAGATACCATTTCGCCGACTGTAAATCGCCGTTCTGTATTGCTCTTTGTATCATTCCCATAGCTAGAATTTCCGGTCTCGCTTCGGCTCTTCGGAATTCGTCAAGAAAGTCCCTGTAAATTCCTTTCTTCTGTTTTTCGCCACGAGCTAACCAGTCATGAATAGTCTGTCGAGAAACGCCGGCGTATTTCGCGGCGAGAGTCTTATTTCCGCCGACGCCTATTACTTCGATTATACGTCGTTTTATCGTGTCGGTTAATTTCGATGGCCGGCCGGTTCTACTCATTCGATTCCGTCTCCGATTTCGAGTCCATGTTTTACGGCGTAGTTTCGCCATCGTCGTCTAATGACGTCACAATATTCCGGCGAGAGTTCTATCATTCGACAAGCTCGTTCGTTCATTTCGCAAGCGATAAGCGTCGAACCAGAACCGCCATAAAAGTCCGCGACTATGTCTTCTTTCTGGCCGTATCGTTCAAATATCCACGTTATTAACTTCGTCGGCTTCTGAGTAGGGTGGATTCGGCTCTTCGAGTCTTCGCCGGACATTCCTTGAAAGCCAGACCAGAGAGAGCGAATTATCTCTCGTTTATGCTTTGCGCGAGTCCAGCAAGTTTCGAAGACAGAGCCGACGACTTTATCCATATTTTCGGAAACTCGTTTATCCCATATTAGCCACGAGCCGGCGTTCTTCTCTGGTATATGTTCGGCGTAGTAGTCAGCGCCGAATAAGAACATTTCTTTAACTTCTGGAAATATATCAAATATGGCCGTTATGAGTTCTGGCCGGAAATCGTCAGCGTCGCCGATTACAGGTTCGAAACGATTTCCAGTATTAAACGCTCTCGTTTCGTCTTTCGAGAACATGTTATCGTATTCGACATTTAAGAACATACCGTACGGCGGATCTGTAAAGACCATATCGACAGAGTCGCCATTTAAAAGAGTTTTCCAGTTCTCGGCGTTCGTAGAGTCGCCACAAAAAAGCCTATGACGGCCGAGAGTATACACTTCGCCGATTTTACTAGCTGGCTCTCTGTCTTTATCTATTTCGAGTTCGTCTTCTGGTTCTGGTTTCTCTGGCGTTTCGATTACAGAGTCTAGAAGAGAAGCTAGTTCGTCATCGTCGAAACCGAGTCCGTCTATATTCTCGCCGGCTTCGTCAAGTTCAGAAAGAAGACTCGAAAGCATTTCGATATCCCATTCGGCGCGCTCGCCGAGCTTGTTATCGGCTATCATGAGTAATTCCGCGTCAGTAGGCGATAAGTCGACGTAGATTACTGGTACGGTATCGAGTCCGAGTTTACGGCTCGCTTTGAGTCTGGTATTACCGCAAAGAACGACGCCGTCGGCGTTCGCGACGATAGGACTCGTAAAGCCGAAGCGTTTAATCGAGTTCGCGATTTCTTCGACGGCCATATCGTTACGACGTGGGTTTTTTGGATGCAACGAAAGCGACGACGTCGAGACGTATTCGCCGATATGTTCTTTACTGGCCATCTTTTCGCGTTTCCTTTTCGAGAGCGTCTTTAATGGCGTCTCGAACGATACGGCTCTTCGATTTGCCGGTTCGAGTTTCTAGTTTTTTCAGCTGGTTAATGGACTCTTCTGTCATAGAGAGACAGACGTTTTTATTCGCCATCGTGGACTCCTATTTTAAAGTATAAAGCCGGTCGGCTATGTACTGGCCGAGAACTTTCTTCGCGTATTCGGCCGGCGTGTCATTATTTAAAGACGCTAGTATCGTTAACTGTTGTCTCTGAACTGGCGAAAGATATACGAATAGAGCTTCTGGCTTCGGCAAATCGTATTTTTTCGGCTCGCTCTCTGGCTGACTCTCTTCGATTAGTTCTTCGGCTTTCTTATGTACGTCTTTACGCGCTTCATTTTCGGCGCTAGACGCCTTCTTCTTTGCTCTGGCCATATTGTCTCCTATATACAACAAAAAGAGCGAGAACTTACGCTCTCGCTCTATACATTTACATAAAACTATTTACTTGTCTATTGCATAAACTGTAATCGTTTAAAGTTGCCAGTTACCATTTACGACGCCGTTAACAGAGTCCGAAATCGACTTCGGCAAGCCATCACGAGAAGAGCCGTTCGTATCTGTCTCGACTGGTTCTAGCTCTCTCGGTAGTTCGAAACCGTACAGAGAAGCCATAGCGCGGCCGAGAGACGTTCGATAAATAGGGTGAGAGAAGTCCGGTTCGATATGGCCTTCTTCATTATATTTGTAATGGCCGAGAGCGATACGGCGACGCCACGCGTAATTAGTTTGTTCTTTCGGCGTAATGAGACGGCCGGCTTCTTCGTCGAAATATGAGAAGGCGACTTCGCAATCTTTTCCGCCGGCTCTTTCAAGTTCCGAGACAAGTTCAGTATAAACGATTCCGGCTCGACGAAGACCAGCTTCACAATTGCATTTCGCCGAGAAAGAGCGTTCGGCTTTCTTGCCGAGAGATTTAACGAAGCCGTAATAGAATACGCTTCTCATTCCACCGGATAGTCCATCGTCAGTAGTTCGACAGTGTAAACAGTAACGAGAACCGAGCTCCATTCCGAGCCAGCGGCTATCGAAATCGTCGCGAGCGGCTACGTACTTATAAACTTCTGTAATGGCCGGCAAGTAGTGAGGCATTTCGTATGTCAGATAGTCGAGAAAAGCGGTCTTTAAGAAGTTCGCCGGAATACGTCGAAAGCGTCGAAGATATAAAGCGTGTTGACTTTTAATCCAGTACATAGACTTGTTATAATGGTCGGCGAAGTTCGAGAGAAGTTTAAAACAGATTACACCGTTCCAGCAAGTAACGAAGTCCGGCGCTTTCGCGATTTGTTGTTCAATGGTTAGCGACATGATTATTTTCCTAATTGAGAGTTTACGAGTTTTAAGAGTCGACGAGAAGTCGAGTAAGAGAGACCAGAGAGACGAGAGAAGGCCGCGAGATTTGGTTTACGGCGAAGCGCTTCGAGATAGAGTTTACAGAACCAGTATACTACTTCTGGCGACTCGTCGAGAAGGCTTTCCGGAACTTTCGCGTATATTTCCATTCTAGAAGAGTTCATACGACACGATTCCACGTTATAGCGACCGGCTGGCCGTAGTATTGCGTAACGATAGAGAAGACGAGTTCTTCTAGCTGAACAGAACGGATATTCTCGTATTCGAGAACGCCATTTACGAAGACATTAAAGCGAGACATAATTTATCCTTTAAGTTAAAGCCGACACTCGAAGAGCGCCGGCCGGTTTGATAGTTCGATTATTTTAAAGTGTTCTCTACAAATCTCATAGCGACGTGATAAAGTCCAGTTCCAGCATGAGCGCAAAGCGTAGGTGACATTAACAAGAGATTATTTCGACAAATCACTTCGGCGTATTCGCTATTTTCTGAATAGAACGCTCTATATCTAGTACAGTCTTCGAGATAAACTTCGACGGCGTAAAGTACTTCGTAACCGCGTTCTTTGTAGTAAGTTAATTTCGCTACTTTCTTATGATTGCGATAGATTTCGAAGCCGCTATGAGTAGGCATTCTTAACTCTTCTTCGATTACGACAGCTTCATACGAGAAACGCTCGCTATACTTTCCGAAAGTAATCGCGACAGAGTATAGACGGCCATCTTTACCGCGAGAAATGAGTTCTCGTTTATGGCGCGGCGGCGGATTGATTGAAGAGTTCAAGATTTCGACAAGACGATTAACTTCGTCGACAGAGTAGATTTTATTTTTGTAGATTCTAGGGTTCATGTCTAGATTTCCTTTATTGATGGTTAACAAGTGACGGCCAGAAGTGAACCGTACAATAGTATTATATAGTCTTCGAATAGAACTGTCTACATATGTTTACAGATTTATATGATTTATAGACAGAGAGATAGTTAGAGAGTCGATTCCGTCGAGTCTTTCAAATAGGGATTTTTCTAATTACAATTTGGAGCTTCTTACTAACTCTCTCTCTCTCTGGCTAAAAAAGAATTGTAATTGTTATTGTTATTGTTATGTCGAGATAACTATCGGAAATCATTACACTTTTTCCGAATGTTTGTCGAAGAGTTGTCGAAGACTTGTCGGCTATTTGTTAACGATTTGTCGACGGAAAAAATAAAGTTCAATGATTACAAGGGTTTACGTCGAAAGATTTGTCGGCCACTTGTCGAAGACTTGTCGGCCACTTGTTAACGATTTGCAACGGCCAATTTTTAACTTACGAACGGACTATATAGTGTTATAGTATTCACCAATAACGAAGGGAAAACTATGACTACGAAACGGCCGTTTCTTTTAACCAGCTTCGGAAAAGAACTTTACGCTCTTATAGAAGAGCATGTCGGCGAGACTTCGGAATTCTGTCTCGATTATGGTATAGCTGAAACGACTCTCTATCGCTGGTGTCATGGACAAGCTGAGTTAAATCTTCGAAAGGTCGGATATCTAGCCGAGTATTTCAGTTCGAAGAGCGGCCAGCCGCCGTTTTTCTTCGTTATTCGGCTCGTGTCTAAACATGACACTATAAGAGCTGTACAAGGTATTTACGATAAGAAAACGAACGCGAAAAGATTTGCGAAGAAGGGGATAAGATGGCCGAAAAGTACGTAGTAATAGACACTGAAACGACCGGACTCGATTATTATAAACATGAAGTAATAGCGTTCGGCGGAATCGTCATGATTGACGGCGTTATTACAGAGAGTTTCGAAGTTTACTGTCATCCGGAAGGGAAAGCCGATCCGAAAGCGCTCGAAGTAAACGGCTACTCGTCGAAATCTCGTCTCTGGCGGAATGCCGTAACCAGAGAAGCGGCCATAGTTACGATAGCTTACTTTCTTCGAAGCCATCTAGACGGAATTCTAGTCGGCCATAATGTTAACTTCGATATCCAGTTCTTAAAGGCCTTCGCCGAGAAAGAGTCGAAGCGAAATAGAACAGAACCGATAGAGATAGTTTTTCCTATGCCATATTTAGACACGAGAGACATAGCGAGAGCGACTCTCGCGCCGTACGGTCTAGATTCCATGTCGCTAGACAATATATGTATATTTCTCGGCTGGAAACGTCGCCGAGCTCATA